CTAGGTAATTCGCTTCTTACTTGGTATCCACTTGGCGGCTTTCATTCGACGGCCGCCACGAAACGGTAAGACGTTTTCTTTAGCGGGATAAACCTTGGGATACTCAAAGTGTCCGTACATTTCCACAAACTGACGATGTTCGTCACGCCAGAACACAAAGCTTTCCAATTCTTTAGGGCTAAACTCACGACCAGACGGTGTGATAAACACAGCTCGTTTTTCACAGATACGAAACCCAGACCAACGCAAATCATTAGGCAAATAACCAAGCGCCTTAATCAACAGTAGTTTTTCTGCCATTGGATTGATAGAAACCGTACCATCAAGCCAACGAGTAATCGTGGGTTTGGATACGTGAAAATATTCAGCGCCTTGCTTAATGGAGGTAAACTCACGCCAAAAGAGTGTGCGGAATGATTCGTGAAACATGACAACGCTCGCATATTGAATAACTGACTAAAAATATTTTTCTTGTTGTTTTGGGCGTTACCGAACGCAACATTATGTGGCGGTCAGGGTTTTATTGGTTTTTCGTTGATTGCACAAAACGAACGTCACGAATAGTACAAGTAACTTGCGTTATGAAAATCGACAAAATAAAAAATTACGGCTTGGTTATCAGACACTTATGAAACACTTAATCAAAGAGTTAGCCTTTGTTAACAAACCACCTCTTGGTGCGCATTATGGGCGCTTATGTTGAATGCGATTGCATATGCGTATCCTATAAAATGTCTCTCTTTTGAGGGACAATTCAATGAAGTATCACGAAATGACTAAAAACTATATTTTTCGTGAATTTGAATGTGGTTTAACCGTCGAAGAAGCTGCCAAACTTTGTTTAAAAAATGTGAGGACGGTCAAAGAATGGGATAAAGGAAAATCGATTCCTCCAGAGTGTAAACGCTTGATGAGGATGAATAAGGGTAGGGAATTAAGCTCTTGTGAAGAATGGGAAAACTTCGTAATGAGGCATGATCGGTTAGAGCTACCTACAGGTCAACTGGTAACAGCTCAACAAGTTTTAATCGGTGTCGCTCTTTTAGAACTTGGCGCATCAAATGATATAAAAGTTGCCCACCAGATACTTAAATATGCAAGGGCGTTAAAAAGGTTCATATAAAAAGGCTCAGAACCTCTTTTAGTCAAAGATCCAAAGTGTTAGATATCTAGAGTATAGAAGCTAGATATCTAATATTTCATTTACTATTTCTATATCACTTTCATTAAGAATAAATATTTCAGAATAGCCATCTAACATATCGGAGGTTACTTCAAGATCACGCTTATCAAATAAAAGGTCGATAATTTCTTGCTCTAATAAAAAACAGTCTAACAAAGTACCATCAACAACTTTAATCGTTTGAAATTCGTAAGCTTCTTGTTTCAAACGTTTATCTACAGTTTGAGTTGTAATCCCCACTTTGAAGCGCTCTTTGTTTTCTATATGAATGCGAACAAAATACAACCAAGCAGGTTTGTTTGCTAACGCATTGTCCCTTTGTAGAATAGTTAAGTTATACCTACCTGAATTTATAATTCGGTTTCCTGCTTTAATTGCTTCTTCTAGCGATAATCCTGATTGTACTCTTGACCTAAGCGTACCGACGGAAATACCTTTTTTATCAGCTAAATCTTTCAAAGAGTTATACATTTCGCCTTCATAAGTTATTGTTCTTGATGTTTCTTTATCTTCAATACCTAATGCTTGTTCAATTGTAGAACCGCCAGCTAACCGAGCTAAAAGTACAGCAGGAGTGAGCCCGTAAGCCTCAGCTGCAGCAGCCTTACTACTAAAGTCAACGCCTTCAACTGTTAATGGCTTACTTTTTCCATCAAGCGTAACTGCGTCCTCAGGTGAGTAACCATAGACCACGATTCTCTGGCGAACTGTGTACTGAGGTAAGCCATAAGCATCAGCTAGAGCTTTATAGCTTGTATACAACTTTCCATTAACGGTTAAACGTATCGGTTTTCTCTTATTTTTAGCAACGTCTCGTTGTTTCTTTAAAGTCCCTTTTGGTATTTCGTCCAATCCTATTGACTGTATAATTGTAGCCCCTCGACTTAAACGATCCCTAATTGTAGCTTCCGGTACATTATGTAAGATAGACAGCTCATTTATCGTGTACTCCTTTCCATCGACATTAAACTTGGTTCCTCTAACCTTTCTTCCGTCTTGTACCTTCTCGATACCTAAAGCTTGTTCGACTGTAAAACCATTGGACATGTGAAGCCTATAAGTTCCATATTTTACATTCAGCTTTCTGCATGCATCTGCAGCACTTTTATATCCAACTCCGTTAGCATAAAAGCGGAAATTAGCTTCATCATCAGGAGCCACATAAGACTTTCTCTTTTTTAGAGGTACAAGATCATCCCCACGACAGCCTCTAGAATATCGCTTATAAATTGTATTTAAAGTCATGCCGTACTCTTCAGCAATACTTGGCAAATTTTCGTATACTTTCCCCTCAACTGTATGCGAACCTAACTTTGTTTTTATTGTTTTTTGTTTAGGGTGCAACAGAGCTTTATTTAAACTCCAACCGTTTTTCAATCGTGTTCTTACAGTTCCTATACCAACAGTTACTTGATCTGTATTGTCTCGGTAACATGATGTCAATGTCGTATAACTTTTCCCTCTAAAGACGTATTTCATATCTAATCCCTTCATAGCCCAACATGTTGTTAAGATTTAAGTAAACCTAATAATCTATTTATAGGATACCATCTTCCTATATCTTGAGTGATGCTGCATGTCTAAAATACATATGTAAAAATGCTTCCTTGGTTTAATTCTATTTATGACTACGCGGACTGTTGGACTACAGTGGAATTTACCCCCGTAATACAGATTCGGGGGTTTAACCTCCCGCCGCACGTCGCGCAATCGTCCTAGCCCGTCCTCACTTGCTCCGCGCGTCCGTCGGAGATAACCCAGAAAAGAAGAATAAGCATTGCTCGACACTCGCAAAGCTTTGATGTAGTGAGTATGCAGCGTTCCAGTAGGTTAACGCGCCTTTGGTGTGGATAGTCTCTGCAAGGCTGGTCTAGCAGGAAGGAGGGCGGCAGCATCCAAGTGGCTTTGGGCTGCTAACCGCGCCGATTAAGTAATGAAGCTAGGTTTTGCTAAGGTGGGCGGCTTGGTGCCTCGTCGTCGCTCCGCAACTCCTTATCCCTGCGGGGCTGGCACCGTGCCTTTAATTGAAGTAGTCGACCAGTTTGCCTAGGAGGTATCTCGCAAGGTCATACGCGAGTACCACAATGACGGCGTTCACTATCGAGAGATGATCAAACAGCTCGATGATTTCAACCAGCTGTCCATGCGTTACGTATTCATTCATTAGGTTTCGTCTCCACTAAACAAACCGCCAACGGGTTTGAGTTCAATATCTTGCTCTTGCCGTTGTGCATATTGCTCATACGGCGAACACGTGACATAGAAGTTGGATGCGCCGTGGGACAACTGGACGAGACAATCGTCCAGATATTCCATCTTGACGCCCAACTTGTTTAGGAATCCGTCATCGAGGTAAGTCACACCGCGCGGTGTGACAACCTCAAAATGCACGTTGACGTGTATCGAGGTGGCTTTGTGCCAACGTTCCACCGCAGAGACATAGATACTTTCTGAGTTCGCCAGTGGGAACCAAGCCGGAACGGTGCCTACGTCATGATAAGACTCATTCCCGCAACCAGAACCCGTACAGCCAGAACCACTAGAACCCATGACAGAACCAGGCGAACCACTTTGACCAGGACGTGCTTGACCTTGCGAAGTCGAAACGCCACTTTGCTGCGAAGTTTGATGAAGCTGCGTTCCTTCCGCAGTTGTCGTCTCAGAATCAGAAACCATACCAATAAGCGCATAAACTAAGTACCCAAATGAAAGCACGACCAGTGCCATAGCTGCTAAGAATTTCGGGTTAAGAAAGATGTTCTTTCCAAGCCCCGACTTGGTGATTTGCCCCGTGACAGTCGAGGCGTAGAGGAGGTGGACGTCAAGCGGCACCTTGAGGTTATAAACCACATCGTCTTTGCTTGGTTTGGTGACCGTTCGAGTTGGGTCATGTTCCAAGATGCGCGGTTTGCGGTTGGAAAAGAAGATCCCATCTTTACCCTTATGTTGCTTGGCCAACTCCGCGACACCTTTTAACTCTTTCGGGATTTGAGCAAAGTCAGGTGTGAGTAACACAATGTCCCAGTTGTAGTGCCGGTGCTCCATAAAGGCGTTGTTAAAGTTCTCCGGATAGATGATGCGTCCTTGCTCATCAAAACGTGTACGTTGGCAATCGTCTATCTCGCCATTGTCCAAACTGGACGTATCAATCGTTAGCCAGCGAGAGTGAAACAGCTCAGAGAATCCTTCCGGCAAGTGAGGCTCAAAGTCAGTGAAAGGGCGCTTGTGTATGTTCGCCATTTTGAAACCTGCATTGACCGAGAAGATTTGCTGACACTCATCAATGAGGATGAACGCGCCAATAGGAGCCCAACAGAAGAAGTATTTCCAAAGCTCGAAGCCTTCAGGGTTGCGAGAGCTAATGCGAATGAGCCGAGCCGTATCAGGAAACTTTTCACCAAGGCGTTGTTCAATCACTTCAAGTGGCTGCATGCCATGAATATTCGTAATGCAAATTCGACCTTCACGCAGTGCAGGCAGTAAGTCAAACCACACGGCGCAAGCCGATTTGTAAGAGCCACCGTGACCGTATCGAAATGAAGTAGCCATTCAATCACCAGTTAAAGAAACGCATAACTAAAGACGTAGCGAACGCATCAAAGATGACACGTAGCCCAGAGGTGACGCCGTATTCGGTCAAGATATAACGGACGTCAGAGGGAAGCGCATTAAAGCGGTCTTCGACAAGCGTATAGACGCCATATTCTTCGAGCAGCAGCTGCGCAATCTTGAGTGCGATTTGTATCGAGGCAATCTTGATATCGAGCCAAACTGAGATAAGCCACATCGCGCCGTATTCAAACGCGTTCTTTATCCATTCAATCGCCACATCAAAGAAGTCGAGAAAGGTTTGCCCAATGTTGGCAATAAACTCTAATGCTGAGTAGATGTATTCCATGTTATTTACTCCGATTACCAAACAGAACCCAAAGGGCGATTAAGGCACAAATGAACAGCACGACAGGGCGCACGTAGCCCGATACCGCATCAAAACGCTGTAGTCCTGATTCAACGGTTGCGCCTTTGATATTGAAAGACTTGTCACTCAATGTGCCGTTATTGAAGTTGGTGCCGATAGTGATTAAGCCTTTGATATCATCCACATAGCCTTGAATGGATTCGGCTTTTTCATCTATCGTGGTTTGCAGGTTGGCAAAGTCTTCTGCCGTGAAGATTTCGCCAGTGATAGCGGTACCCGTAGGTGTGCCAAACTCTGAGCCAGTCAATAGACCCTCAATCGCATTTAAGCTGCTATCGAGTTCGCCCACGGAATCACCAAGCCCTTTTAAATCGTCACGAATGCCAATAGTGGCGTTGGTATTGTTGTTCACCGCCGTAGTGATATCGCCGTTGGCCTGTTGGATGAGTGCCTTGGTGTTGTTATAAATCTTGTTGTCATTGATTTGCTGCTCTTGAATGGCTTGGGTGTTATCGACCAAAGAGCCTTTCACATCAATCACCGCGTTGGTGATGTCCGCGTGTGACTGGTTGATATCGACGTTAAGATCATGAATGCCTTTGTTCACATCCACGTTAAGCCCTTTAATAGCAGAAAGGACTGCCGTGTCTGTCGATTCATCCGTGTCAGGGTCTTCTACATCCGGTTTATCATCAACGACACCGGGATTAACCGTGTTGGTTGAATCGTCGGGTAGGACAGTTGGGTCTTCAATCTCATCGGTTGGGTCATCTGGGTCATGGGTTGGGTCTTCTGGCGTATCCGGTGGAATGATGGGTTCATCTGGCCCATTCACGCCCCAGAAAAGTGTGCCACCGTCACACTGACGTCCAGTGTAAGCAAAGCGCAGAGAGCATTGAGAGTCGGGCGTGTACTGTCCATCAGGAACGCCAGTGCAAATAATGGTGGATTCGTTCTTAGTCACTTCACATCGAGTGGCACCATAGTCACCGTAGCACGCGCCCGTCACCAATTCGCCGTATATGGCAGGGTGCCAGTACAATTTCACCGTATCGCCAATGGACTGTTTGAACTGACAAGCATCCATGCATGAGCCATCAGGATTCTCTCCATACTCACAAGCAGGAACGATGGGTTCACACGACACGACGTACTCGTCTTCTACCTTTTCATAGTCAGGCGGACATTGAGCCGAATTTTGCAAGAATCCAGCAGCACGATAAAGAGGCCAAGAAGGACTGGTCGTGTGACACATGATATCTACAACGTATTTGCCATGCCTCAAATAACAGGACTTAGTAGAAAAATCCTTGTAGTTAACAAATTTATTCTCATAACAAGAGACATAAGAGGCAGGGTTAACTCTCAGACCCAATAGCAACTTACAATCGGGATAAGCTGAAACGTCTGAAACCTTATAGGTTGGTTGAGCCGCGCTTGCATTAAGTGATAAGAACAAGCACGAAAACAAAAGTAAAAAGAGTGACTTATTCACATTTGCACCATTAAAAAAGGGAGCCGAAGCTCCCTTATCCGTTGATTAGTGAGTATTGATGCCACTCACAAAGCCGTGGAGGAATGCCCCCGCAAAGGCAACACCTAGAACGATAGCGAGAACATCTCCAAGTAAATTACCCGATAAAGGAGGCATAGAGGTGAGCCGTTAGCGGCGTAAGAAGCCAACAACCATGGTCACACCAAAGCCCAGTGCAGCCATACCAATCAGACCCGCCACAACCAGTGATACGTTAGCTTGACCACCGGATACCGCAGAGTTGATTGCGCCCGTGATATCGACTTCAGCGAACGCCGGAGAGACAGACGCGGCCATCAGTGCAGCACCAGCTGCGGTCTTTTTGTTTACGACTGCGTGTTTTACGTTAGTTACAACAAGTTCTAGTTTTTTCATAAGATTTACCTTTTACTCATAAGGCGAACAACACGACCCACCCAGTGACCAACGACCATGTTGATCAAGAGCACGCCACTGACATACAGGAACAAGTCACCGTTGAAGAGGACTGGTTCCTTATATTCTTGGTAGTCCACCGCCGAAATCAGCACGTATTCTTGGCAATCCGCAACAGGCGTTTTCGTTGCTTTCAAATTGCCATACTGGTTAACGACGGTGACGCATACAGACATTTTTTAGCCTTGAACGGGTTTCATTGAAGCTTCGAAGTGCTTCTTAATTTCTTGGTCGACTGGAATAAGCTCAGTCACGATAGCGCCTGCCAATGGGTCTTCTGGGTTAATCTCCAAGCGCAATTGGTATTCGCGGCGAGGAACGAGAGCACCAGTGCGCTCAAGAAGCAGGGCATATTCATGGTCAATCATTAAAGGTTGATCCCATTGGGGATTCACATCACCCGATTCACCGATAGTGCGGCGTTTGAATTTCTCTGAGTTGATTTCACGTAGAGGACGTGACACGTTCAGTTGAGCACTGTCGCCACGTGCTGAGTTCCAAGTGATATCCATGCCAAGTACAAAAACGGATTTAGCCATTTGTTAAGTCTCCAATATGTGAGTCACCAACTTGCCGTAGGTATCGGGGAAGGTGAATTTCGTTCCATCACGGACAAGGGAACCGACCACGGTTTCAATGTCGCCCTCATGGAATTCGATAAGTGAATTAAGGATTTTCCCGTACTGACGACGCATCCAATGCGCAGAGGCCAGCAGGTCTAACGCTGCGCGTTTCGTCGGGACAGGTTTGGTATTGAATTTCTTAGCGGTAGAAATCGAGGCTGCGAAATCATTGAGCGCGGCATACGCGCCAGCTGGATTCAGCAACACATCAACATTCCATTTTTTCAGCTCGACTTCAGAGCGATACCAGACAAGACCCGTGTTTGCGAGTTTCTGCTCAAGAGCCTTGTTGTAGATACGCCAGTAAATGCGCGAGGTACGCGAACCAATCGAGTATTGCTCTTTGGTGTAAATCGGTTTGCCGTCTTTGCCGATACTGGCAATGGTCATATCTTCATGAAGCACAGGGCCACGACCACGTTCGGCGGTGCGGAAACAGTCGTCACGCCACGCCTTGTAAGCGTATTCACAATCAAAAATTCCGTCGTAATCGTCATAGGCCAAGTCAACACGCGCCAAAGTTTGCACACCAAGTACATTGGTCAGCCAGTCATGCAGCGACCACGTAGGACGACGGGCAAATACATGCTTGCATCCCGTTCCGTTGATTTGGAAATGCACCGTGTCATTGTTACCGCCGATACCAACGAAGCCGCAGAAGTCCTCACCATCTGGCGAAGTCAGTTTCATGGATTCGGTGTAGAACTGGAAACCCAAACCGCGAGGTGCTGACAGCGACAAACCAAGCACTTGGTTGGTGAAGATGCGCAAGCAGTCTTCCAAGTAATTGCGATAACAGATATCAAACGCTTTGTTGTATGCATCAATCTCGTCGGAAGTCTGAGCGACCGTCGGATTAAACACAGGTGGAGCAGGGAACTTAGGCGCACGACAGTGACGCTGTAACAGTCCAGATTTGGCAAAGCTTTGTATTCCTCATGCTTGTGCAATCGACGAACCGCATCATGACAATGACGTAAGTCTTTCACAGCAAACGTAAAACACAGGTAATCAATATGAACGCTTTGCTCATCGAAACTTTTAAGGATGTTAGTTGCAGTAGTCATCAAACACCCCCAAGTTGATACGTTGTTCAACGGTCGTGTTGGTGATGGACACCAACTCATAAGAAGTGAACTGAGAGGAAGCCCAAGACTCAAGATGAGACATGGATTTAAGCAAATCCCATTCGTCGCAACCTTTGACCAACACAGAAACCGTGTAGTCAGGTAGCAAGTCGTAATAGATGATTTGAGCTTCGTTCATGAAATCGCCTTGACCAGTTCCGAACGACCATCCAAGAGGTCGAATACATTAAATTCTGTAGCGATTAAATACAGAATCTTATGTATCGTCAATACAGCAAATTATGTGTTAAAAGACTAAAATCGGTTTAATGACGTGAATTGAGGATGCTACAAAATGTATACAAACAAGCTGCTCGACGCTTATAAAGACAAGATGAAC